GTTCGTGTTGGTGACGTTGATTATAAGATTGTAACAGCTATGGATGTATTCCTACAAAGGCAAAGAAATTTAGAAGACGTTGAATACTGCTATAGAAGTGAGATTATGCATGTAGCTAAGGCTAGGATTAAATGGCCTAAGAGTGCAAAGAAGATTAAGAGTAATGACCAGTCTCAGATGTGGAATTTTGAAACACTAGAGAAAGAATCTGCAAAGAATCGTGTAGAGGTATTCGAGTTTTATCATAAGAGAACTGATGTTGTAGATGCAGGTAGAAGGATATTCTTCACAAGGGATGTAATACTTTCTAATGAAGAGGCTCCATACAATCATAGAGAATTACCTTTTGAAAGACTTACAGATATAGAGTTCCCTGAAGAGTTGCATGCTAGAAGCTTCTTTGACGTAGTTAAGCAGTTAACTGGCGCATACAATAATTTAACTAATATGATTCTAAGAAATCAGATCATGGTTAGCCATCCTAAGTGGATGGTACCAGCAGGGTCATTAAAGCTAGATCAATTGGGTAATGATATAACTATTGTTCAATATAAGGGTCCACAAAAACCAGAGCTTGCTCAGGCAAACCCAACTGGTCGAGAAACCTTTGAATTTCGACAAATGCTTAAAGAGGAGTTCCAACAAATTGCTGGAGTCTTTGGTGTGAGCCGTGGTGAACCGCCTCCCGGAATAAAGGCAGGAGTTGCACTTCAATTCCTGAACGAACAAGAAAATGAGAGAAGAAATGAGCAGGTTATTAAATATAACGAGTGGATTAGGCGAGTAGCAGCTAAAACACTTGCTGTTGCTTCTGATTACTATGAATCCAGTGATAAAAGGATGATTAGAGTTCTTGGTAGAGAGAACGAGTGGATGACTCAGTTCTTTGATGCTGCTAACTTGTCGAAAAGCTTTGATGTTCGTATTCAGAATGCCAGTGCTCTTCCACAAACTAAATCAGCCAAAACACAGACACTATTAGACCTAAATGAGAGATTTCCAGAGGATGTGCCACCTAAACAAGTATTGGACATGCTCGATCTTGCTCAATCGGATAAGTTTTTAGATGTGGCAACTGCTGCTGTGCGAATGGCTGAAGCTGAGAACGAAATGTTATTCAGTAATAAGAATATGCCTGAACCAAAGATATATGAGGATCTAATTGAACATTGGAAGATACATGTTCGGGACGTGCAGACTTACAGATACGTTGACAGTGTTCCAGAAGAACAAAAAGAAAAAATGGAAGATCATATTAGAGCAACAGAGATGTTTATGGTTGATAAGGCATTAAGAAACGAGTTCTTTCAGAAGAAGCTCGCAGTTCTTGATCTATTCCCAATCTTCTTTGAGCCACCCCCATTAATGCCCATGGCAACTGAGGGTCTAAGTCAATCAGATCTTGGAGTTTTAGGAGTACCCGGAGGTTTAGCGCAGGCTGAACAAGCCCAACAGGAGGTTAATAACCCCAACGGGCAACAGGCTGCAGGTGGAAGTGTACCTAGTGTTACAGCACAAACACCGCCTCCACCAGTTCCAAATGTGCCACCAGTTCAACCAACAAGAGCAATTTAAGGAGAAAAGATGTCTGAAAAAGTAAACCCAAATGTAGAAAGCGCACCTGTAGATGGAGCAACCTTGCAAAAGGCTCCTGGCGAGAGCGTAAACTTCGATCAAATGGAATCTCTTATGGATCAAGATGGAAGATCTCCACAAGTAGAAAGGCAATCAACTAATGAACCGCAAAGAGTTGAAGCTGAAGAGCCAGCAGAAAAAAAGGGAAGAGGCCAAGGCAAAGAAGATCAAGTTGAAGAACCAGTGGGATTTGAAGCAACAGAAAAAGACCCTAAAGATCAAAAAGTTAAGCAGGAGAGAGAGCCAGCAGAATCACTAGAAGAAGAAATAGTTGAAGGTGACGAAAAATCTGCTAAGATTTATAAAGTAAAGCAAGGAGAATCTGAATTAGATCTACGAGCCGATACAGAGTTTGAAGTTATGGTTAAAGGAGCTCCTGAAAAGGTAAATCTCCAAGACATGATGAATAACTACTCAGGCAAGCAGAGCTGGGACAGGAAGTTCTCTGACCTTGATAAAGAACGGAAGACTTTCGAGTCTGACAGAGAAACACTAAATGAGACTGTGAATACTATGTATTCGCATTTAGTGGACAACAAAGACTGGAAGGCCATGTTGATTACGGCAGCGGAAGCGTTTAACGTACCTCCGTTTGAAGTAATTAATATGGTTGAAGATCAAATTGTTGAGTCACTACAAAATAGCGAAGGCTTTGAGCTATCCGACGACGATAGGCAACTCAAGCGCAGAGCTGATGAGGCTGAGTATTGGCGAAACCGATATCAGAGGGATCAAACAAGGACGAAGAACCAAACTGAACGACTAAAGGCGAGAGCTGAGCTTGACGGAGTGGCCGAGAAATACGGCATGGTTGACGAGTTTGGAAAAGTTAATAATGACCTTGTACTTGAAAGCTTTGACTCCCTGGTAAAAGGGGGGATTGAAAAGGATGCTATAACTGCCAACATGATTGGTGAGTATCATTTTGCTAAAGAACGAAGCCAGAAGATATCAGGTGTGTTGAAAGAGGTTGCACCGGAGTTAGAGGGTGAGGAGTTTAGTGAAGCTTTAACTATGCTAACAACAGAGTTGGTGCTCGAAGATATTAGTGATGCTCAGGCATTAGAAATGGTTCGGGAAGTTTATGGTAAAAGCAACACAAGGGCTATTAGTGAGAAAGTAAGAAGGGGTTCTAATATAAACCCTGAGTCTCCTAATAAACCCGTAAGTCCAGCCAACGATCCGATGTTTTTTGATGACATAAACGATTATTAACAACTTACACGGAGGTAAGACATGGCTAGATGGGATCTAACCACAAACGCTTCAGAACTTTTCAAGATCAAATATGGAAAGCTATCTGAGAATGTATACAATAATTCAAACGTACTATTGGCTCGTATTAATAAGAAGTTTGACTTTACTGGTAGTCAGCTTTTCGTTCCTATTCCCCAGAGTTTTAGTGGTGGTGTTGGTTCGGGAACTTTGCCGATTGCTAATGCTTCAAAAACTGAAGATGCTCTTATTCTTTCAAAGAAAGTGTATGCCACTACTGAGATTGATAGAGAGTCCATCAAGGCTGCTTCTAACGATGAAGGTTCTTTCGTAAGATTGACCAAATATTCTGTTCAGAAAGCTGTTGAGAGTTATATGAGAAACGCTTCTCGTATTCTTTTCAATGATGGTTCTGGAAAAGTAGCTCTTGGTGATGGTGTTACAGCTATTACTGGAACTGGTACTTCTGGTGACCCTTGGCTTGTAACCTTGGACTCTGGTGTTTCTAACTCTAAAGAAGGAAATATCGAAGATGCTGATTACTGGGATAACGATGCCACTGACGGATCAACAAACTTCTTTGAGGTTCAAAGCTACAACGCTGTTACAAGAGTTGTTGCCCTTGTAGACGTTGGTTCTCCAGCAGCTCCTACGAATGCTGATCAGTTCTACATGCAGGGATCTAAGAACAATGACCCACAAGGTCTTCTTGGAGTTTTGGATGCTATTGCTGGTACTCTTTACAGTATTCCTGTTGCTCGTAGATGGCAGGCTACTCAAGAAGATGCTGGTGGAGCAGGACTTATTCCTGACCTTATGAATAAGGTTATGCTTGATGTTCAGCGTAAATCTGGAAAGGTGCCAAACCTTATTGTTACCAGTTTTACTCAGTACAGAAAGTTACTAAACCAGATCGAAGATCAGAAGTACTATGTTGTTGAGCCAAGAAATCAGGATCTCAAGGGCAAGATCTCCTTCACAGGAATCGAGTTCATGAGTGCTGCTGGTCCAATTCCAGTATTTCCAGAGCGTTTCTGCGAAGAAGACAGAATGTACTTCCTCAACGATAACTTCATTACTACTCATCACAGACCAGATTTTGGATGGTTCGATGATGATGGAACTGTGTTCTTAAGAAAAGCGTCTGATGATGCTTATGAAGCCAGATATGGTGGATATCTTGAGAACTATATCGTTCCTGTGTTCCATGGTGTGTTGGATAATCTCGCACTTTAATATTAACGGGGTCGTAAGGCCCCTTTTTTAGGAGGTTTACATGCTAGGACATGGATCAAAGCCATCAAGAAGACCAATTGGGTCTATGCAACTTGGTGAGCGACACATGGCAATTGCTTATGATGGAAACACTGACACTATCAGTGAAGGATCTACAATGGTAACTATCA